ATGGCAAAATGCACTAAAAATCCATCCGTCTATGCAGATTTGGAGAAATGCCCAGGACAAAAGAAACTGCCGGGCATACGTGATTGGGTGTATACCACTTCAAAAAGAGACATTCTCTCTTATCCTGCTGTAAGTGAAGCACCAGCCGACCTTAAAGAAGCTGCCCAGACTAAGGGGGATTTCGTTCTTGCCGCTGACAAATACTTCTATAAGATTGGTATAGTCAAGAACAACGGTAAGATTGAAGTTGAGAACCAGGGCACGGATGGCGCCAAGACTTTCCTCAATAAGGTAACAATAGCCATCCCCGGAACCGAGGAGGAGGCAACAGGTCTTATCAATCAGATGAACAACGATGAGATGGTCTTCCTTGTGCCACAGCGCAACGGAAAGTACCGCATCATTGGTAATGAAGACTTCGATGCCGAACTGTCGCTCAAACAGGATACCGGTGCTTCGCCGACAGATGCCAACACTACTACCGTGGAGGCATCTGCTACCGACTACTGCGCCGCTCCTTTCTATACGGGTAAGATCCATACCACTGATGGCGACATCGATGGTGCTACAGGTAAAATTGCGGCATCGACAGGTAAGGATGCGTCAGGCTCTGCCGGTACTGGCAGCTAAGGTGAGAAGATTGATTCAGGATAACAAAGACATCTCTTCTCATATATATATAGATGCGGGGGCGGTCCTCACGTGTGATCGTGAGACCGCCCCCTTTTAGTAACATTGAAAATATTTCTAAATCATGCCAATCGACAACTCAATTACACAGAGGCTTAATGATTTTTTGGATATGTCCGAAAGAACTAACGAGGACATTATCAGTGGTGCCACACTGCTCTTGCAGCTCAACCGGAACCGCCAGCTCTTTCAGACGGTGTTGACCAACCCAAAGCGTTTCGAGTCCACTGTCGTGTACGAGCTGAAGAAGTTCGTACCAATCAGACAGCGTGGACAGACGCTCGAAGACGTACAACGTCAGACGAAAGAACTGCTTGGTGAACTGCAGGCAGCCGTAGAATCTGAGCCAGAAGACAATGAGGATAAAGCTGATGAAGAGCAGGACCTGCCTCTGCATAAAGGTAAGCGTGCTGACCACGACCAGCTGCCGGATAGCATCAAGGCTATCTGGGAACAGAACGCTGAGCGGTGGAAGAAAATCAAGGCTTTGTATTATACCTGTCAGGATATTAAGGAACCGTGCGACCGTGCGGAGTCGCTCAACGCACTCAAAGAGACGTGGTATAAGTACAAGTCGGAGTTCGCAAGATATGATGATTACGTCATCGAGAATAGCGATGAAACCGCACAAAAAGAGACCACGCCTGTTGACTACGCCAAAGCCATTACCAACGCTCGCAGCTATCTGAGCAAGGCTGTCAAAGATGATAAGCTTCTTAATAAAAGAAAGGCAGCTCTCGCAGACGATGCAGACGACAAAACCATCCTGGACTACAACACTTCACTCCAAAGTGTAATGGATCGGGTTCAGCTGCTGCTCAACAGTGGCGAGATTATCGGTGATGACCTCCGTCAGAAACTTACGGATGCCGGTGTCGTTTTCCCTGAGGAAAAACCATCTGAGACGGTTGAACCGTCAGAAAATGCCGATTCCACCGATGATAAGGATATAGACAATGAGCAGGGGCAGGAGAATTGATGACATATTGCAGCCGCTCACGCG